ATAGTACAGTTAGGGTATTACCACCTTCAACCACTAAAGGTTGAGTAAGTAATTCTGTTGTAACATTTGCTGTTAATGCTGCTGATTTTATAGCTGTAATACTGTTATTTGTAACTGTGACTGTTGGTGTACCAGCTGATGTAACTAATATAGATTTGATAACATAGGTTTCACTAACAAGAGGATTACCTGTACCAAAAGGATTTATTGCACTTCCTGAAGTGCTGTTATCTGTTCCTACAAATTTATATTGATTAGCCATATTAGTTTAAAAAAAAGTTAAACGCTTCAATTTCATCCTTTAGTTCTTCTTGAAACGTTGAGTTTAATTTTTCTACAATCGCATCAAGATCTCTTACTTGAGCTTCTGCAGTCTGTACATCATATTCATTTGATGGTCTAGTTATTACCTGTACAATTTTTGCCATTATCTTCTTCCGTCTGGTTGTACATCTAATCTAAAAGTTCCTAGTTTCCAACTTTGATTAGTTGTTGTGTTTGCTATTTTTAATGCAACAGCTCTAGCTCTTGCACGTGTATCTACTTTTTTTGTAGATGATGATATTGTAAACGGTCCTAAAGCAGAGCTCGCTTGTGTATCATTTGGAAAATCTCTTAATAAGAATGTAACTTGTGTATTACCTGTTTGAGATAAAAAGTCAGGTACAAATCTTCTTATCTTCATTAAAAACTCACCATCTCCTCTAAAGGTTGCAACACCTGTCTGTGTTCCTTGAGCCGATCTTTGTTGTGTAATATCAAAATCTCCTGATTCAATGCTTGCAACAATTGCTGTAGTTGCACCACCTTGAACTTGATCTGTTCCTATTTCGTGTTGATAGTATATTGTTCTACCTTCTGTGTTGCCTACAACATCAAAAGATGTGTCTGTACCTGCTTCATAAGATAAAGCATGTGGATTACCAAATACTGCAGAATCTTCCCACATAGTTCTAGCTAGTGAGCCAACAGTCCATACCGGTCTTTGTGGTGATGAATCAAAATAATTATATGTAACTTGCCTGTTAACTACTGATGATCCTGTTGTTGGATAGAACCAAGTAACTTCACCAAACAAGTTATTGAGTCCTGCTGATACCATTTGGTTACCAGATTCTAAATTTATATTGTCATACACAAAGTCTTCTACTAAACATGGTAGTGATTCTAGTTTACCTGCATATCTAAAGAAACCATTTTCTGACATCCAATATGCAGCACCATCAACTTCTACACATGCATTCTGTCCTGCAAGTCCACAGTTAGTTCCAACTTGTGCGAATGCAAACGTAAATGGTTGACCAACAAAACGTTGTGTAAATAATGCGGTATCAGTCCAAACATAAATTGCATCTCGACCTCTGATTGCTCCTCTGATCTGTGATCCGTCGGCCAGTCTTTGTGTACCAGCTGTATTAGTTGCTGTGGGTGTATATGTGTTTATATCTTCTTGATCCGAGAATCTAATAAACATATCATCTTGTGTTGATGTATCACCTATAGTTGTTTCTGTTCCAAAAAATACTAAGTGTCTATCCGGTGTTGATACTAACATGTGACGTGATGCAGTTGGTGCACCAGATATAATAGTTGCTCTAATTGTTTCTGCATTTGT